TTTTAGCAGCTTGTGTAATATTATAGAATCTTGGTAGAAGTCTTTGAATGTCCCACGATGGAATACCAAACATTGCATTATAAACCTCATCATGATAATCATCATTGTCGTGAGGGATTGTGGTTACATAATGATCCATATTTAACCACTTTGTAGTTTCTTTTGATAACGATAACTCATCCATCATATGTCTTGAAGGATCACTCTCACCTATATTCTTATCTTCCCAATGAACACTTGAAGCTGATATCCTGTCCTTGTTTCTTGATATTGATGCTATAAGATTAGAATCAAGTCCTCCACTTAATGAGATGGTCTTTTTTATTCCTGGAGCATTTGTTACTTGAGAAATATAATTTGATAACTTTTCATCTAACTCCCACTTGTTCCATAAGAAGTTAGTCTTATTTTTCCAATTCGAATCCCAAAGACTATTTTTACGTGTAATCTTATTTGTAACAACATCTAATTCTATAATCTGACCTGGATATAGTTTGTTAACTTCATGTACAATTGTTTCTTTTCCAGGATTAAATCCATCACAAAATTTGTAAATTTGATCATAATAATATCCTGAATATGATATCTTTTCTTCATACTCTTCATAATGAAGACCTGCTAATGGAGGTAATGTAGATGAAAAATAAAAGCCTGATTCTATCTGAGTATAATATAATGGTTTAATTCCAAAATGATCTCTACATAAGGTTAGTTTATTTTTTGCAGGCTCATACCAGGCTAGCGCCCACATACCGTTTACACCTTCCTTAAGTCTTTGTATACCATTATTTTCTATGATATTAGCAAGCCATTCTACGTCCCATTGGTTGTCATTAAGACCATATATTTCACCATTAAAAACTAATACGTTTCCTTTTTCAGTTACATATGGTTGTATTTTTCTTTTTGGGTTAGGGGATATTTCTAATAGATTGTGAGCAAAATTAACTTTGTCGTCTTTAAAGAAATGTGTACCATCTGGTCCTCTGCATTTATTTAAGTCAGAGAATATTGATATATCATAATCGACGTTAGTTGTTCCTTCAATACTACACATAATATATTTTATCTTTTATTTTCTAGGGAAATATTTTCTCTTTGTTTCTAAGTAATCATTTCCTGTAGCTATCTTATCTTTAGGTACAGCTACTTCATCATTTGAGAAAGATGGATTTAATGGATCCTTTTCTCTTGCCATTATACCTAAACTTGCAACTAAAAGCAACACTGCAAGTGGATCAAATGCAAATATAATAAAAAGTATCAAAACTCTTGCTGCATTGTCTATCTTATCTTTAGCATCTTCACCATATAACATTTCTGCTACATATTTAATAGGACCTATCTCACCTTCTTGTATGAGTTGCTCTCTCTGTATTGGCAACTTCTCTTCATTAAGTTCAACAATTTGATCTACCACAACATCTATATCAGATGCTATCTCAGCTCTTTCATCTCTTTGTCTTCTATCAATATAGTTTCTATCTTCTGGTCTAGCGGTATTAATAATATTATCTAAATTAGACAGTCTCTCTTCAATCCTGGATAACTCAGATTCTTTTGCTTGTAATCTTTTGTCTATAATAGACATCTCTAAGGTGTATGAATCACCTTGTAGGTTTTGTTCTATATTAGCTTTTGCTAGGAATCCAAAAATACCTAATGATGTAATTAACATAAGGACAACAACTGCAGACATTAAATAATATCTCATTGCTTTGTTGATCTCACTCCAACTTAGATGAAGGAATCCTGCTGTGACTAATTTTCCGATTTCTAGTACACCGGCCATAACAACCACTGGCCAAAACGAGCCTGCAAAAATGGTTGCTAGTCCAATGACACTAAAGTATGCGGCAACTCCTGCTACTAATAAAGAAGTAACAAATGCAATCTGATTAATCATTTAATACTTGTTGCAATCTTAATTTGAATTGATCTATCTTTACTGATCTGTTTGGCCAATAGATATATTCTTTCTCTTCATTTGATTGTAGATTATTTAGCAATGGTATAACAGAGTCATAGATAGCTTCTGCTTTAGCTTTCCATTCATCAGCTTGTGCTTGCCATTGAGCAGAAGTGCTAGTAGCAGCTTCTACCTCTTCTTTGACTTGTGTTACAGCTGAGAGTTCTTGCTCATCAACTACACTAAATCCAAAATCAAAATTACTAAGGTCTGTTAAGTTTTTTGTTGCCATTTTTTTACCTATCTAATTTGAAAATTCTCCATACATTCTGTATGCGAGAACCTTTCATCATTTTATGAAATGCTTTAAACATTATATCTCCTATTTATACGAAGAAATCTAACAAATCCGCTTGTTTTTCTAGTCTCCAGCCGATACTTTGACATATATTGTTTAGCGGTTCTTTGAAAGATTTCTCAAATTGTTTATCATAATCAATGTAGTTTTGTAACGCAAACTCTTCTGGAAGAACGGTAGGGACTGCAAAAACGTTCTCTCGAGTAGGGTTAGGTAGCTTCATATAACAAAATTTAATTTTGTCTCCTTCAAATATCGGCTGATATCTCCTTGTAAGTTTTTTCTCTTCAAGTATCTGGTTATACATGAGAGATGCTCTTACATGGATCGGAGTCCCCTTCTTATATATATCTGACGCAGATGTCCATTTAGTTAGATATCTACATCCTCTTGGAAATGCCACATCTTCAAATGGCATCTTCCTAAATTCTTGTTCGAAATTATCTACATAATCTCTTAAAGGTTTCTCACCTTGTTTCATTAGAACTTCTAATGCTTCTTTGATTGCTTTTCTACATACTGCTGGTGTACTTGATCTAACAGATTCGATCCCCATCATCTTTAATTTGGGTTCTGCATATCTAACACCTTCGTTATCATATACATTTAAGATATAATGTTTCTTACCAGTCCATATACCTTTGTCAGCAATAGCTTCTCTCTTCATAACCATCTTCTGTTCATACGCACCAACATACTTAGCGAGTGCTTGATATGACTTATCAATAAATGGTTCTAATATTTGTGTAGCAACTTTGTCTAAGTAGTCAACAACCTTGATAGTTTCAGTTTGATCAATACCAGATTGATTAACAAGTTCGTCCAGAACAACGTATAGAGAGTCTGTATCGACTGCCACAACATAGTCAACTCCTTCTGTATTAAGAGTCTTGTTGAGGTATTCGTTGATCTTAACCTCCATCCACTTAATCGAAAGCTGGCCAGATAGTGTAATTGATTCTGCATACTTAGTATCAAAAAACCTAAAGTATTGATTACCAAGAGCACCATAAGCCGAGTTAAGTTGTATCTTTTTAGCCATTTGCATATTGTTGCATTTAGCAATTTCATATTCTAATTCCTTTGTTGGAGTCTTTTGATATTTTTTCTGAGCTTCAATCATCTGTGTCTTCCACTTGACACGATCGTTATACATATTCTCCATTAGCTTAGGTAAGAAACCTTGGAAGTCTTTTGTATACATTGCTCCAGATCCACAAACAGTTACGTTATGCTTATTCATGAAGTCTTTAATGTTTTGGTTATTGTATAGACCACCAATGATTTCATCAGCAGTAGGTCTTTGTCCTATATCTCTCACATATGTTTCTGGTGAGATATTGTATTGCATAATCAAATGAGGATATAGACTGTTTAAGTCAAATGATACTACCCAGTCATGCATTCCAACTTGTGGATCTTTTACATAAGCACCTTCTACTTGAAATGCTTTGTCCTCAATAACTTTTGGTGGTACAACTTGATTCTTTTTCATCAAGAAGTTGTGTATGATGACATCCCACATACGCACAGATGTTAAAGAGTCAACTAAGTTTACGCCAGCATCATATGCAATCGTACATGCTTGCTCAATTAGTTTCATCTTATCATCTAATCGTTCTACTAGCACTACGTCTTTAATGTTGTAGTCTAAGAACTTTTGATAGTCTTGTTTGTATAATTCATTTAGTGTACCATACTCAGAATAGTCTAGTTTCTTTTCTCCAAGCTCGGCTTGGCCAATATAATCTAATGCATAACTCTCTTGTTGTGAGTATGTAAACTTCTTATATAGATTCATGTAATCTAAAATAGTAACACCAATAATATCTTTAGCATTAGGTGGTGCATCTCTTCCAAGAGCTTGATTCTGAGCTGTAGGTATTGTTCTTTCTTTTACTATACCCCATGGTGAAAGTCTGTTTACTTGTTCAGCTGAAACTCTCTTTCGGATCCTGTTAAGAGTATAAGGAATATCAAACAACTCAACGTTCCATCCAGTTACAATCTCTGGATTGTAATGTACCCATAGGTCTACAAATTTAATTAGTAGGTCTGTTTCTGATGCACACTTAACATATCTATCATCACCACTTGGTTTATATTCACCTAGTCCTAGTATAGTAGATTCACCTCTACATCTAACAGCAATAGACAGAATCTCTTTATCAGCTTCTGTAATGTTAGGGAATCCCTCATCAGACTTAGTTTCAATATCAAAGTTAAATACTGTAAGCTGGTTTACATCAAACTCTCTTTCTGGATATTCTTCATTAATAAATGCATATGCAAATTGTTGCATACCATAGATTGGTTTGTTTGATATCTTACCATACTCTTGAATGTAGTTTCTTGCTTCACCAATGCTGTTAAACATTTTAGGTTCAACTACTTCACCTTTGATAGTTTTTAGATGTGATTGTTTGACAGAATGTGTATACAAAGTAGGCATGTAAGGAACTTCACGTTGCTTTTGCTCTCCGTCCTCAATGTATCTTTCTAAGATTACATTACGGTTTTGTATTACATTTGTATAAAATCTCATTTATTATTCTTAACCCTATCTCTTAAACTACTTGTACTGAATGAATGATCACGGTTATTATACACAATATCTATTTCAGAGTCAACGCAATATTGCTTTCCAGTAAAGTCTTTATCAAGATAGTCACTACCAATTATTCTAACATCTATTGGTAATGTTTTAAGAATATCTAATACGTCATCTTCGGTATTGTATACAACAACTTCATCTACAAATCTACATGCGGTGATTTGAAGTTGTCTTTCAAAGATAGATTGTATAGGTTTATTTTTCTCAGGTCTATCGACTGAGGGGTCGTTCTGTAATCCAACAATAAGGTAATCGCATTCTTGTTTAGCTTCTGCTAACATTGCTACATGTCCAGCATGCAACAAATCCATACAACCAAACGTGATACCGATTTTACCTTTGTCGCTAACGTCTCCGTTAAGCCACTTTAGCATAATCTAATCCTGTATAAATTCTTTCTCATTAAGCAATCTTTCGACTGAAGCTAACTTATCTTGAGCTTCTGCATACTTAGATACTTCTAATTCAATTGCTTGTACAACTTCAGGGTGCTCCCCTATACCAACAGAGTGATTTTGATACACGTTAATGTTGGCTTTGGCAACTGCTATGTCACCTTTTAATTTTTCTTTTAGTGCATTTAATAATATATTAGACATTTTCTAACCTGGTCATTAACCTTTCTGCTCTATTTGTTACTTGCTTGTACCAACGAGAGTCTCTTCCTTCTACAGCAGCTACTTTCCAGTCACCAGAAATCAACGCTTCGTTGTGTTTTTTAAATTTGGATAGTCTTGTTAGACCCATATTAAACATCATGTTTGCAACAATCTGTTTCACTTCTTCAGGATACCCATCCCATCCATCATGTAATTTTTTACAGTCAGATACAACTGACTCTACGTCTTGCTCAAAACATTGATCAACACGTTCTTCACTGATTACTGTACCGACTTCTAGTCCATACTCCTCATCACTATCAAGTACAAGGTGACCAATACCAAATGTAGGATAACCTAAATGGTCCTTGTAAATTTCATAGACAACTCCTTCGTCTACTTTAAGAGTTTCTTTTAATTGATCTACATCAATATCATTATTTTTATTCATAAATGCAAACATTTTATCTCCTTGTTTAGTGTATTTATATACCAAAAAACGGGCCTCTAGTGAGGCCCATTCTAAACGACTAATGTTTATAAGTCAACTATTTGACTTTAATTTCAATAGGTTTTTCCTCTTCAGGAATTTCCCTCAATAATTTAATTGCTAAGATCCCATCACTATAAGTTGCTTCATTAACTTTAACATGTTCTGCTAAAGCAAAGATTCTTTCAAATGATCTAGCTGCAATACCCTGATGGATAAAGTCTTTTGATACCTCATTGCTTTTTTCTGCTTTTACTTTTAATGAAGTGTCCTTAAGATCAATCTTAAAGTCTTTCTTAGTAAACCCAGCTGCTGCAATTTCAACAACAAATTCGTCATCATTGAGTTTCACAATGTTGTATGGCGGATAGTTGCCTTGAGGTTGGTTATGGATTGCATCAAGTTTTTTGAACATGTCATCAAACCCGATACTAAATGGTCTTAGTCGACCGAATGGTTCTTCGTATATAGTCATATATTCCTCCTTTAAAGCGAAGATTAGTTATGAGCCTCTTATGAGCACTCAATGGTATTTATAATACTTTTTTAGTTATTTAAAGTCAACAGTATTATTTTTTAAGGTCGGGTCTGAGAGAACGCTCGCAGGCCGGCCAAGGTGGTCCCCTCCAGACCCTACAAACTATTTCTTTTTGCCAATATTATATTTTGCAACTAATTCCCACTCACTCTTTTGACTGAACGGTATAATTTTTATTGTGCTCAATGATCCAGCGTTAGCTACTTTTTCTGAGTTAACTATCTTAACTAGTTCCCACTCTTCTAATAAGTTAGCAATAGTGTTTCTTCTTGATTGGTCCTCTTCTGAAAAGTCTGACGGTTTGCCATCTAAAGCAAATAGCTCTTTAAAGTGAACAATATAATACTTTCCTTGCTTGTGTAAAATGTGACATGATTGAAATAACGTATCTGTTTTTTTAGATGCTACTCCTATTCTGGTAAGTGTCTCTTTTACTTTTAGAAAATCGTCTGGTTGGGCTAACGTGATCTCAACCATACTATCAATACTAATCATTTTTTATTCCTTGTTCCATTTTATTTCTAATAGTAGACAGTTGCTCTGTGGACAGGATTCTTATGGCATCTTTAGCTTTTGATAGTGATATCTGATAATACTCACTGACCATAACTAAATCATCATTTTTATCTGCTTTCGCCCACTTCGCAAATCTCTTCTTTTTACGTATACTATTTAGAAAAAACTCGTATTGTAGTTTGTTATCTAAGAAATGATACTTGTTCATCTCATTAGCATACAATAACGTGTCCGTAAAATAAGACAAGGATTTGTTAGTTAAGTATGGTGCATAACTTTTCTCAGACAACTCATCATTGTCCGAACCTCTCATAAGATTCTTTTTAGTAAAGTTTATGCTGTTGACAAAATCAAAGGGTTTCATTGTACTCTAGTAGACTGGTATATAGATTATCATAATCAAACAAGCTCTCATAGTGTGTAGTGTCTTTTGGTAGACACTTACCATGAAATCCTCTACTACCATCATGCCCTGGTACATCCATATGACCAGAACCTAGAACACCATCTCTTCCAATAAAATTTTTAACGATTGAATAATCGGATTTGTATTTATTACATAGATCGAATAACATATTAGCTTGAGCTACTTTAGCAGCAAGCATAGCATTTCTTGACATCTTAGCTATAACAGCTTCGTGAGCTGTCATTCTAATTACTTCAAGACCATCAAGGATATCATGATGGAATCGATTAGCATCACCACCAAGAATAATAGGATAATGCTCACTTTCTCCAGCTCTCTCAGCATCTTCTTTCCATGACTTTTCTCTTAAGAACTCAGGCCAAAAGACTACATTATTATTTGTAGCAGACTTAATGACACCAACATGCTCTACACCTACTGTCGATCTAATTACTACAGTGCCGGTTGCTTTTCTTAATGCTTGTAGTAGGATATTAATACTTAATTTGCCATCAACTAAATCTGTTGGCACACATATAAATGTATAGTTTACATCAGACCAATCTTCAACAACTAAATTCTTAGCTGGGTCTTCAATGACTACCTCGTCGACCATGGGTACTCTTGTAGTTATGAAATGCTCTGTGGCATTACCTACAAACCCATGTCCAATAATAGCTACTTTCATTCATCTTCTCCATAATATTTTGGTGCATCTTCCAATGCTTTTATTGCATAATCTCTCACTGCTTCTATTTTCTTCTTGCATTTAAGTCCATTGTACCCATCAAGGTTTGGATCATGCATCACGCCTTTCCATAGATCGATAGCCTCTTTCACTTTCTCGACTGGCGTCCAATCTATGTATGGCATTACTTAAACTCCACTTCAGCCATTACCTGTGTAAGGAAGGCTACTAAATTAATTTCTTGATCAGCTACAAATGCTGACTTGTATTGATAATCTCCTATCAATAATACTAGTTGAGGTATTGACTTAGGATCCACCTTTTCGTTTGATGCATCATAAAGGTTCCTCATAATGCTTGTTGGATCACTATCTATATTCTGTGCAACCCACTTACGCATATCACTGAATTGCTTGGCTTTTAGTAGGGCTATAAGCTCCTTAAACGCGTTCTGAGAGGAGTTAGACAGTATACCGGTGTCAATGATCCCGTTTACTGAATATCTCTGCAATTCATTAAGCACTCTTCTCCAATCTGGGAAGTGTGTTTGTATTACTTGTGCTAATACTTTCTCATCATATTGTACATTTTGTTCGGTAAGAATATTCTTAGATCGTAAAAAGAAATCACCAGCTAACTTAGGAGCCATCTTCTTAGGAAATACAAAATCAATCACACTACATCTTGATTGTAATGGATCAATGATTCTATTCTTGAAGTTGCATGTCAATATAAAACCACAGTTGCTCGAATACTCCTCCATGAAGTTTCTAAGAGCAGGCTGTGTAGATTGTGGGTTGAGATAGTCTGCCTCATCTAAGATGACATACTTACGACCTTCACTAAACGATACTGTCGTTGCGAAGTTCATTATCTCTGTTCTAAGAGTATCAATGTTACCATGTAGAGAACCATTAACTACAATGTAGTCAGCTTGAAGTTCATCTAGCATAGCTTTTGCAACTGTAGTCTTACCTACCCCTGCTGAACCTGACAATAGTAAGTTTGGAATGTTTTTATTCTCTACAAACTTTTGAAATGTAGTTTTCAGTTCATCAGGTAAGACACAGTCATCAATAGTCTTTGGTCGATATTGCTCGACCCACAAAAAGTTTTCCTTCATATATTATTCAAACGTTGAGCTTTGAGTTTCTGTTGCAATCCAGTATGTTAGATTAGAACCTGTTTGTATCTCTACCTTATCGTCCTTCCATGTCTTGTTATTCATAGAAGTGAATTTTGCAATACCTTTACTTGATATCTCAACTTTGTAATCATAGTTCATCATCTTCATGTTCTCTAGTTTGAACACAGCTCTGAATGCTTTACCACTACTATTGTTGTCAATGACAGTAGTGTACTTGTCTGCTGTAGGATTCTTACTACTAATAGCTTCTAAGTTGATAGTGCTTCCTTCTGATGAAATAGCTATCTCAGGTAGGGACATAACATTAGCAGCTCTGAGAGCATTACTAATGTCAGCCCATTTGATATCGACTTCGACATCAACTTCTGGAAGTTGTACTTCTTTTGCAGGTGGCGTAACTATCATCTGAGGATCTGCAAACGTATAGTTAACTGATCTCTTTGCATCTCTAACTGTCACATACTTCTCATTGAAGTCTAGTTGTGGTTGATCAAAGAGACTTAGTACTCCTAAGAATCTATTCAACTCATAGAAACAACCGTGAGCGGGTAAAGTATCTTCTATCTCAGCTTTAGCCATAATAGACTTTTGTGGTGAGATAGTTTGTAAGATATTTCCTGGTTTGAATTCTATGCCAGTATTGATAACTGCAAACGATTTTAGTATATTGATTGTATTTTCACTTAGTTTCATAATTACATATTCTTATTTTTGCCAACTTTACTTGGATCAGCTGTTGCTGGAGCTCCAATAGAGCCCAAGTCTTTCAACGATCCCCCGAATACAAATGAACCCATGTGTTGTAATTCCATCCAAGGACACAACCAAACACTCAATCCAATATGTCTAGCCCATTGACAGAACATATAATCTTCTGAAAGATATCTGTTAGAATATTTTCTATCTAGGCCATTTGTTTTATCTTTGATAAAATCTAAAACTGCTTTCTTACCAGCCTTAGGAGTCTTCTTGTAGAATAACTCTAGCTCTTTTGTAAGGTTAAGCTGCTTGTCGTCTATCACTGCATCAAAGAATGCCATGATTTCTCTTTTACCATCGAAGTGCTCAGTCCTAACGTGATCTGGCTTGTACATCATATTAGGATATGCTTCTTTGAATGTCTCCAATGTCTTTTTCTTAAACATCATGAATCCTGTTCCACCTTCTAACACTTGTGCTGGTTCTGAGATCTTAATCTCATTGCCACCCTCAGCAGGATTGAAAACATAGTCTCCAACGAACTTAGAAAGTATCTCTGGATTCTCATCCGCTACTCCTTGATCTACTGCATGCTTAATCTTTTCCCATGAAATACATTTCTTAGGATAAGGTCCACAAAGTATATCATAAGGATTCTTTTCATCTTCATGATCCATCATAGCTAACATTGTAATAACATCGTTAGGATTAAATGATATATCACTGTCAATAAATATCATATGTGTGCTATCTGATCTTAGGAACTCATCACAACAATAGTTTCTTGCTCTTGTGATAAGTGATTCGTTAAACAGATAGTAAAACTTTAAAGGTATTTTATAATGCATACATAATGCTGCTAAGTCATTGCATGACTTTGTAAACATACCTGCACACTGCCCACCATACATTGGTGTACATACCATTAGTCCTCTTTTCTGCAACTGTTCTATTGGAATATTAATATTCATTACTTGTCTCCATACTTTGCGTCATGCTCTTTACCAATACCATAGTCCCCATCATAAGTAGATAGAGTCTCTGCATCAAACATTAAGAACTGGCCTACGCGTGAACCTCTTTGTATTGTAGCAGGGCCATGAGCTACATGAAGTAAACCAGCCATCACACCATTGTATCCTGAGTCATAAAGACCAGAAGTAATGTGAAGACCATTCCTGTTTAGGGTTGACCTTGTAATAACCCATCCAGCATAACCTTCTGGAATTGTTACAATGTTCTCCATAATAATTTCATACACACCAGGATAAAGATTCCAATTGCCAAACTCATCGACATTTATCTTCTCTGAACCTCTATGTGTCTTCTTATCACCTTCTAACTTAAACCTTTCATTTTTAAGTGCAAAGATGTCTTGTACTCTAAGATCAACCGCATTAGGTTGACTGTCGCCTTCTTGTACATTTGTCAGTAAGTTCTTAGGAACTGATGGTGACAATATGTGTTTCATACTCATTAATCGTTCTCCTGAGTGAAGTGCCATAACAATATAGTATAGTGAATAATCTTCATAAGGTCTTTCTTATTGTAACCATCTTTCTTACCATATCTCATAGCATATTTTATAATATTAGAATGACATGCTTCTTCAACGTGTCCTATTTGTTTCCAAACATCAATAGTTTGAATCTCCTCATCCTTAGTACCAGCTGTTTCATTTACATAATGAGACTTATATGTCTGAGCAATGTATCTGCTTATCTCGTTAAGGATCTTATCTTCGTTGAATCTGTATTTCATAGTCTCTCTGTTTTATTGTATCTGTTTACTAAGTGATCAATATAGTTCATATTGTTCTTAGCCATACTAGTATCTTCGAAACCAGCTTCAAAGTCAACATGCTTTTCAAACTTTCCGCCACCTAATCCAGTTGGAGATTGATCAAACGGTATTCCATTTAGTCCAGCCCACACACCAGCACTTGAATCCCAAGTGTCAATATGAAAGTCTCTCACTAAGCTAATTTCATTTGGACCATCTACCATACCTAAGAAGTGAATCTTCTTACCATTCTGTGCTGCTAACTGTAATAAGTTTCTGTCATATAGTTCATTCATAAACTTCCATCTTGCATGGAACCTTTGTAATGGATTTCCTTTTTCACAGTTGTATGCATTCGGTACTGCTAGAATACTAATACCTATGTAATCAATGAGAGGACTAGAAGCTCCCCAAGCAAATGCTGTACAGAGGTCCTCAAGGTCTCCTACATCACTTTGTGGTACAAAGAATGTTCCAAACCCTGCTTGTTTAAATATAGGTGCATAACGTCTTGCGTCATCAATAGTAACCATAGAAGGTGTTGCTGGATGATCAGGAAGTACAATATGAGTTGCATCTACTTTCTTAGCCAATTCTAATAACTTAGTTGGATCAAACATTGGCATTTGATTCTTGTATAACTC